ACTATACCAATATTTAGGTACTGACAAAATATATTCCGCAATATATAAGCTATCCAATACAAAGCAAAGTGAAGACCCAATGGATAGCGTTATACGCATTTTGCAGGCGCAGAAGATAACTAACCGGGTCAGCTGGGCAATGAAGAACGGAGGCACTACCCTTGCAACGTATAATGATTACGGGTATGCAGGGCATCTGTTTTTTGATTCTGCAAGTTTTACGGCTACTAATTTAAATCCGACATCAGATATTAATTTTGGCGCACCTGCTGAAATATATTTTAGGGTACAGCAGTACACTTCGGCTAACCTTTTTAATAGTTACTGGAGCGAATACATTGCAGAGATAACGGACAAGGACAGCAAGCTATTAACGGCACAAATAAAGCTGAATGACGTAGATATATATAACCTTGATTTCGGGAAGTTGCTATATATAGACGGAAGCCTGTGGCGGTTGAATCGGATTTTAGATTACAACCCGATTGCATTGCAGACAACTAAATGCGAATTTCTTAAAGTAATTGAACTGATATAATGGCGAAGACCGAACCGATAAATATTAAAATTAATTTAGACAGCAAAGATGCGCAACAAGGCGTAGACAAGCTGCAAGAAGGTGTAAAGCAAACGGGTGATGCTGCAAAGAAAGCGGAAGCAGGTGCAAAGAAGGCAGGCGGTGCTTTTGCATCTATTGGGAACGCTTTAAAATCACTTGGCATCATTGGTTTGGTTGTTCGTGGCTTTGAGTTCTTGCAGGAGATACTACTGAAGAATCAAAAGGTAGCTGATGCTTTTGCCGTTGCTGGTGAGTTTATTAGCCGAGTTCTTTCCGATTTAGTAGAGTTTGTGGTTAATAACTTCGGTAAGGTTGTTGACTTGTTTACGAAGGTCTTTAACGACCCGATGAAGTACGTTAAAGAATTAGGCGAAGCGATAAAGAACAACTTAATAGAAAGGGTTAAAAGCCTGATAGATGCCTATGGCTTTTTAGGTGATATTATTAAAAACGTATTTACGGGGGAATTTGATGCAGCAGCTGAAGCGGCAAAAAAGTTTGGTAAAGAGGTAGTAGATGTTGCTTTAGGTGTTGACGATGCTTTTGATAAGACTGTTGAGGTTATAGGTAATGCGGCTAATGCGGTTGCAGATTATACAAAGCAGAACTTAGAAGCATCAAAGACAGCTGTAAAATTACGCAATGATGCAAAACTTGCAGCCAGTCAGGCTGAATTGTCTGCTGCTATATTTAAACGCCAAGCGGAAGAACAGCGGCAAATAAGGGATAATGAGTTTGCAAGTTTACAGGATAGAATAGCCGCTAATCAAAAGCTGGGCGAAGTACTTAATAACCAATTAAAAGCCGAAGAAAGAGCAGCAGAGTTAGCGGTTGCAGCTGCACAATACGAACTAAATAAAAATAAAACACTTGATAATCAGATAGCACTTAATCAGGCTTTAGCCGCTTTGGAGGGAAAGCGTGAAGAAATAACCGGGCAGCGTTCAGAGCAGCTTGTTAATGAGATTGCGTTAACAAAGGAACTGCAAGAACTTAACAAAACGAGGATAGCTGCTGAAAATAAACTTGATATTGATGCACGCAAAGCGGCAGCCGATAGGATTAAAGACGAAAAAGAAAAGCTGGAAGTAAAGCGACAGATTGCAGTTGATGAAGCAGCTATTGAACTTAAAAGGCTTGAAGATAACGTTAATGCTACAACTGAAGGAACAACGGCAAGAGTAGCGGCTGAAATTGAGTACAAAGAGAAAAAGGCAGCTATTGCAAACGAGATAATAGCAATAGACGAAAACATACAAGCTGAAACATTCAAGCGAAGCACGGAAGCACTTGAGAAATTAATAAACGACCAAAATCTTGATTTTGAATTTAGAAGGGAAGCAATAGAGAAAGAACAGGAACAATTACAACAAGCACTTGATGCGAAATTAATTTCACAACAGGATTACAATAACAAATATCAAGACCTTGCAAATAGAAGAATGCAGATTGACGCTGAAGAAGTGGCAGCACAGCAGGCGTTACAAGAAAGGAAAAACGCTTTAGTATTTGCAGGTTTGGAATTATTACAAGCAGCAGCAGGGCAAAACGAAAAGATAGCAAACGTTATTTTTGCTATTCAAAAAGCTATTGAGATAGGTAGAATTATCACATCTACGGCTTCAGCTATTGCACAGGTTCAAGCAGGTGTTGCAGCTGTACCAGCGATATTACCTCCCGGTATTCCTAACCCTGCTTTTGCGGCAGCACTTGCTATTGGTGTCAAAAAGACGTTAGCTTTAAAATTAGGGGCAGCGGCTCAACTTGCTGAAATTGCAGCGGCATCGATTTCAAAGTTTAAAAATGGTAATGGTCAAGCACCAAATGCAACGGGTGCTAGCGGTGGTATTTCTACGGCTGCACCAATACAACCACAGGCAGCAGCACCAACAGTTACCCAATTAGACAATCAGACTATTAACCGAATGGGGTCTGCAACAAATAGGGCATACGTTTTGGAATCAGATATTAATAACAATCAGGAACGTTTAATAAGAATAACAAGAGCAGCAAGGCTCGGATAAATTAAAGACATGGAGAAAGAATTACCGATTTACGAATTACAAATAGATGACATAAATGGAAGCGCAGAAGTTGACTTTGTTGCTTTGGTTGACAGACCTGCTGTGCAGCGTAACTTTTTGAAGTTTGCAGAAGATAAAAAAATACGCTTCCAAATTGACGATGAAGAACAGCGGATTATTTCAGGCGTTCTTATGTTAGCCGATACACCAATTTACAGAAATGATGGGGTACAGGAATATTATGTAGTTTTCACAGCTGAAACGATTGCAGAGATAGTGCAAAAGTTTTTTAGTAAAGGTTATCAAAACAATGTTAACCTAATGCATGACAGCGGGCAGCAGCTTGAAGGATTGACAATGTTTGAATCATGGGTAAAGGATAGTAAACGTGGTGTAAGGGCTTTAAAAGGTTTTGATGACGTGCCTGATGGTAGCTGGTTCGGTTCTTATAAAGTCTACGATGATTCAACGTGGGAAAAAATAAAGAGCGGTGAGGTGTTAGGCTTTAGCGTTGAAGGTGATTTTATTTACAAGCAAAAGGTTAGCAAGGAAGAGCAGATGATGAAAGATATTATTGCTATCCTGCAATCGGTTTAGTCTTTTTCTGTTTTGTGTACAGTAGGTTTACCCTGCCCGTCTCTACGGGTGGGGTTTCTATTTTGCCTATATTCTTAATGGTTACTAATTAGTTGTAAATATTATATATGACAGCTGTTGAAGCACTAAACAAAATTAAAGCCATGTTTGCTGAAGCAGGCGGACTGCCAGCGGTAGCACCCGGCTTGGCATTGGCTGAATACGTCCTGATTGGCGGAACAAAAGTAAACATTGATAAACTCGAAGTAGGCGGTAAAGTTGAGGTAATCGGTGAAGACGGCAGCCTTTCTCCTGCACCTGTTGGCGAACATGAACTTGCTGATGGTAGCAAAATCGTAGTAGACGAGGCTGGAATCATAACCAGCGTATCTGTCCCTGAAGCTGCACCTTCCGTTGAAGTGGAAGTTGAAGCAAAGGTTGATGAGGAAAAGGAAATGATGAAGAAGAAGATAGCCGAAATGGAAGCTGAACTATCTGCAATGAAATCTAAATTTTCACAGGTTGAAAGCGCATCTGTTGCACAATCTGAAAAGTTCGCTTCTGCAATTACCCAGCTTACTGATGTTGTTGTTGGTCTTTGTAACACTCCATCAGTTGACCCTTTACCAGCGGCTGATAAATCTTACAAGTTTGTCGAAAGCAAGCAGAGCAAGATTGATAAGTTCTTGGAATTGGCAAAGAATATAAAATAGTAGCATCACTTTTAATAACAAATAAAAATTAATAATCATGGCATTTGACGTTTCAACTTTGGCTAACTATACCAAAGACAACTGGAGAGACCTCGTAAGTTCTTCTGTACTCGGTAGCAAGACAGCTACACTCATTAAGGCACAAGGTAATGTTTTGGTAAATGTGAAATCAGCAGAAAACATTACAATAATGGACACAGATGCTTTTTTCCAATCAGGAACAAGCTGCGGATTCAATGCTTCAGGTACTACCACATTTACCCAAAGGGCTGTAACTGTTGGTAAAATCAAAATCAACGAGGCTTTGTGTTTGAAAGATTTGGAAAGAACATTTTTGCAGAATGCACTTCCAGCTGGAAGCCGTTATTCTGAAATGATTTTTGCAGAGCAGTTTACTAATCGTAAGGCTGAAAAAGTTGCAGAGCAAATCGAAATCGCTTTATGGCAGGGTGACACAGCTTCTGCAAATGGCAACCTTAACAAGTTTGATGGTTTGTTAAAACTCATCACGGCTGCTGGTGGTTCTGTTGTTAACGCTAACACTTCCACTTTTATTTCAGGTGGTCCGATATCATCAATAACTGTTGCAAACGTGGTAAGCGTATTTGATGCAATCTATCAGGCAATACCTGCAAAGGTTGTAGCAAAGGATGATATCACTATCTTCTGTGGTATGGATGTTTTCAGGCTTTACACTATCGCCCTGAAGAACGCTAACCTGTTCGCTTACAATCTTGATATCAAAGCTGATAGCGAGTTCTTCCTGCCCGGTACAACTGTAAAGGTTGTAGCTGTACAAGGTCTGAATGGTACAAATGATTTGGTAGCTGCAAGGGTATCAAATATGTTCTTTGGAACAGACCTTCTTGACGAACAAGAATCTCGTTTTGAGCTGTTTTTTGCCAAAGAGGCGGACCAAATTAGGTATGTAAACGAGTTCAAAGCTGGTGTAAACTTTGCCTTCCCGGATGAAATAGTAAAGTTCTTCATCTAAAGATAAACGGGGGCAGCTAATAACTGCTCCCACTTTTTAAAATTATAAATCAAAGAATATGCCCTGCGTATTAACACAAGGATTTACGTTAGATTGCCGGGATAGTATCGGTGGCGTAAAAGCTGTGTGGTTTATCGCTCACGCCAATGTTACAGCAGTAACACAGGCTTCAGGAGTGGTAACTGCAATTACTGATACATCGAACTGGTACAAGTATAATTTGGTTAAGAATACTGCAAGCCTTACCGAGAATATCACAGGCACAGTAGAAAACGGGACTGTACAATATGCACCCGAACTGAACATTATCATTAACAAGATGATGGCAAACACCCGGAACGA